GTCTCATAGTTTGTAATAAAGATGTAAATGCTAAACCTACTTTAACACTTTTTGCAGAACGATCTAAAGTTATTGAACCAGAACTAACAGTTTCATTGGGGTGTGTTGCACCATCTGCTAATACTGAAACAACTTGTCCTTCAAGATGATCTAATCCAGAAATGGTTGTTGCTGCACTACCACTATAACTTAATGCACTATCTAAAAAATTAAATGAGGTGTTATCTGTTTGATCAAAGTCAAGTTCGTTTAAATATTCTACATATCTTCTTGTAACACCATTAATTGTTCTTTTAACAATTACCCATGTTTGATATTCTTTATCATCTGTAGGAATAACCGATACACTATCTACTACTGCCTTACCTTCACTTGTTGCAGTTAATCTTGTACTGTCAAAACTTTTAATAGTTAAATATCCTGTTGCTTCATGTGCTGTCTCAGTAACAGTTACTACTGCACTAGATACTGTTGCAGTAAAATCAGCATGAGCATTGATTGCAGTTTTTAAATTAGTTGCTGTAGTATTGTTATTAGTTTCAGTTTTAAATTCATTAGTTCCAGCAGTTCCTGTGGTAGAAGTAAAGTCTACAGTTGTGCCATCTGATTTTGTTAAAGTTAATTTAGTTCCATTTGCAATATTTGCATAATCAGAAACTGTTAATGTTGCTATACCAAATCTTCCACCAAAAATATGTCTGTGCCAAGCAGTTACCTGTTGCTCTCTTTGATATGTTAATCCTACTAACTCTCCATCTTCTCTAGTTGCATAAATAATTTGATTGGGTTCTTGTTGATAAGCAACTTGTGTTAAACCACCCTCAGTAATGTGTTCAGCAAGGATTGTCATGTCTGGAGCTACATAACCATCAACATCAAAGTTGTAAGCTAGTTCTCTAATCTTTCTTCTAGCTCTTTGTAAAAATAAAGTTGCGTTACCTACAGAGATAGCATCTATGTTTGCAGCACCATGGTTAGATTGTTTTTTAATTAATATGTTTGTTGGAGTAATAGCATTATCTGCACCACCTCCACTTACTGCAAACTCACCACCTGCAGTACCAATAATTAAAGTTCTTGTTGCTGTCATAAAACGAATAGCATTAACTTGGTTAGAAGCAATCGTATAAATAATTGCATCATCATCTGCAATCGTTCCACCTATATTTGCATCCATGTTTTCGTAATCACCAGACTTTGAAAAATAAACTGTTTGTGGATTATCTAATGTTGCAGCAAATACCAATCGTTGTTCAAAAAAAGTTACGCAAGATGGATGACCTGTGGTGTCTGAGAACGCACCTAAAGACCAATCTGTTGAAGCAGTTGCTGATCCTAAATCTTTTATAATAGTTATCGTAGCATTAGTCGTATCTGTTACTCCAGTTATTTTTCCATAACCATCTCTAAATCTAACTAATCTTCCAACATCAGTTGATACAAATCCAGAACCATTATTAATACCTGTAACTGCACTAGCAACTAAAGCAATTCCTGTACCTACTGTATGTGATCCGGGATTTAAAGTTGTTGTTGATATGTTAGTATCTAAATATGGACCATTAGTAAAATCTACATCTGTAAGTGTCCAAGATGTATGACCTGTTCTTGATAATTTTTCTGCTTCATGATTAGGATGACAGATGTACATAACGTCAGCACTCTGTGCAAATTTTAAATCAAATAGTTCTGCTTCTAAATATGGTGTTGTTATTTCAAAAACTTTATTCGATACACCACCAGAAGTATAAGTAGTAAATGATGAGCTGTTTATATCAACACCATCTTTATCTTGTAATTCAAATGTATTGGTAGTTTTGTCTGCAACTAAAAATCTTTTACCATTTACTTCTGTCATACCTCCAACACCACTAATTAATACTTCATCACCATTTGAATAACCATGTGATGTAGCTGTTACGACAGCAGGATTAGCTTTAGTAATTCCAGATATAGTTTTATCTCCTTCTAGTACAGCACCATTATCTTTAAAAACTCTAATTTTTAAGTTTGAAAACTCAAGCATATAAGTTTGAGTTGTAGAAAATTCAAAAGGTATTAATCTTGTTTTTTTTGTACTGTCTGCAACTTCTGCTACAAAGTTTGTACCGGGTCTACGAGCTGCCGAGCCATGTGGATATACTACTAAGTTTTCTAAGGTTGCACAACCAGAAGCATATTTTGCTAAATCGTTTCTACCATCTAATCTTGGAGATAACTCACCACCTGTAAAGTTCGTTAATTGAACTGCAACTCTAGCCATAGGTTAGTACCTTGAGTTAATAAATGTACCTGCGTCTATTGCGTCTGCCATACCTAGATCTTGTTCTATGTTTTGACCTTCAGTTGAATCTACAAATCTAGCATCTCTTAATTTATCTTGAAACAGTTGATACATATTTTGAGCTGTTTGATTATTAGAGGTAATTCCAAAAGCAATATCAGCACCTAATGCAGCAGATAAAGTTTCTCTTAACAACTCATCATATTCATTGGGATCAGTAACTCTAGCAACATATAATATTTTCATACTAGATGTATTAGATAATATTTTTCTACCTTCTACTTTGTAATTAGAATCATAATCTAATATTCTAAGTAGTCTTAAACAATCTGATGGTAGTGTATAAGCATAACTAAAACCCCATGCAGGAGCTGTAGTGTCTGCAGCTAGTTCAATTCTTTTTTGTAAACAGTTCCAAGGATGTGATCTAAATACACTATCTCTAACTTGAGTATATCTTTGATTACAAAGTCTAGCGTTTTTTGAATCTTCTGTGAGTGAAAGTATAGTTGTAGCACCTAGTTGATTTAATGCTCCATTACAAATATCTACTGTTGATGCCATACTACTTCCTTATAATATACTTTCGCCTTATCTGTCTATCTTTTTCTAAAGCGAATATTTCTTCTGTTGTTCTCTCTTCTTTAGTATCAAATCCATAATGATTTTTATTATCATTTTGGAACCTATCTACTAACACATATCTGTATACATAGTTATCTTTTTTAAAATGTAATACAGGTTTTAAATCTTGTATCTTTTTCATGCACTCTAGGGGGTTTCCACTCTCGCTTCCACCCCCTAAAATTTTTTTTATTAATCTACAACGTAAGTGATATTCCAGTTTAATGTACCAGCAGTTCCGCCAGTAGCATTAAAAGTAATAGCTATGTAGAAATATCCACCAGGATCTTCGCTGTCTCCAGCAAGTTCCCATAACTTTTGAGAACCAGTATTAAGATCTGCAGCTTCATAACGTACATCTGCCATAGCAGCAGCATCAGCTACTGATGTTGCGAAAACATCTTCATCTTTTACTGTTCCATCAGTTTTATAGATACCAACATTGAATGTGCAAGAACCACCAAATGTGTCTGAACCAATAAATAAACTTGGTACAGCAGCATTTGAAGGAATAGGTGCTAACATAACAATGTCGTTATCAGTACTATCTCCAGCAGCAAGTTCAACTGAACCATGAGCTGTTCTAAGAACACCCGCTAATTCAGCAGCACTATTTGCAACTTGAGGAGTAGCTTCAAAATTAGCTACTAAGTCTGTATTTTTAGTTGTCATATATTTCTCCTATTATGCTTCTTGACATACTATACCAAGAACTTTTGCTTCTTCCATTCTAGTAGCACCGATTGATTGGCAGTAGTAAACTTGAGTAGCGTAAGATTTGTCTGCTCTTTCGTCTATTCTAGCTGATACGTCTTTACCAATCGCAAGAGTGATTCCATCCTGTGCGAAAGCTATGCAAGTTCTGTCATTACCAGATTTTGCAAGTCTGTTTGATACAGTAAATTTAAACCCAAGGAACGAGTCGATTTCACCCTGTACTAATGCTTTTACAGTATTGAAATCTGAACTTGTTACTTCAGTTGTTGATAAAAGGTTTGTGATTTGCTCTGGTCCCACGATAATGTGTCTTGGGATTGAAGGATCAACACTTGCTAGATCAAAAGTCTGCTTAGCAGTTCTTAACTTAGCGATTGTTAAACCAGCTCCACCTGCAGCAATTGCAGTTTGAGCAGAAGTTGAAGTTGCACCAGTTTCACCTGTGAAGGCAGTACCAGTTGCAGCTGCAATAATCACATCATCCATTGCTCTACCCATTGCCATAGCAGCAGCTTGAGCATAAGATGAAGTAGGATCAATTAAGAGTCTTACTTTGTCTTGTTGATCAATAAGATCAGCAAATTCGTAATCCGCAAGAGATACTCTTCTTCTTGAGTGAGGTGTATCTATTTGAGGAGTGTCCGAATGTCTGCTAGTTTTTAAAACTGCAGTTACTGAACCAACTTGATCGAAGAAAGCATTTTTACCTGTAACGCTTTCAACTCTGACTTTGTCTCTTAATAACGATCCCATTTGTTGAGATAGCATTTGTATGTTAGCAGAATACTGCTGTACAAAAGCTGTAGTTATTTGTGATGACATATTTTTGTCTCCATATTATAGTTGATTTAAAAAAATCAGAAAGGTTCTCCACCAATAGGTAGGCATCTCTTGCATTTAAAGTCTGTTAGACTAGAGTCTATTCCTTCTTGTCTGTAAGGTTCGTGGAACTTGTCTTGCGAATTGTCTTACTATTAATCCACTTATAATAAATATCTGCGGTTGGCAAGGGATTATTTTTCTGTTGTTCAGAACCTACTTCCTTAATCAACCGCAATATTTCTAAGCGAATTTCTTTATCATTAAGATGATTATCATTTGGCATTTAACATCTCTCTTAAAGTATAAACTTGTTGTACTACCTTATCATGATCTGGGTGCATCCTGTTCCAGTATGGACCATCTTTATCATTAGATAATGCTGCAATCTCAGATTCAATATCTTTTGTAGTATTTACATTTTCACTTTCAGTACCAAGAATTTTATCTTCTGACATCATACCTGCTATTTTTGCAAAACCTTTTATGATTTCTGGATGATCACCTATTCTTGTTCCATCTTGTAATTGCATATCTAAAACTTCTGGATTGATATTAGCTTTTGCTAATGCACCAGCTTGTTTAACTTTACCTTCAAAGTCTCTACCCCACTCTGCTCTTAACTGTTGTTCAGCTTGAGCTTGAGCAGTTTCAGTATCAATCTTTGATTGCTGAGCTGTGCCTTCCATATTATTTTTATAAAACTCTAA